ACTCGGAAATCCCCTCCACCAGCCCGAACCAGCAGGGACTAAGCGAAATCTCGTCGGATTATCCAACATCGGGACGGATCGAGCCGAGATTGGTCACACCCGTTCCAGCCGGCGAGAGTTATGGCCCTGCCCTGACCTTGTGGGCGAAGCGCGTGCTCAACATTGATCTCATGGAGTGGCAGAAGCGGATCGTGAACGACGCGCTGACCTACGACGAGAACGGCGACTTCGTTTTCCGTGAAGCGTGTGTGTCCACAGCGCGCCAGTGTGGGAAGAGTCTGGTCATGAGAGCCTGCGCAGGGTTCTTCGCGACCGAGTATGCAGCACTACAAAAAGAGCCACAGAACATCGTGATCGTTGCCAACCAAAAGCGTCGAAGCATGGCTTTGTTCCGTGACGTTGTTCGTGACCTTGAGGACAAGTTTCTTTGCAAGGTTCGCTGGCAAAACGGCGACGAGCGAATCAACTTCCCAGACGGCTCTTCCATCTCGGTCGTCGCAGCTTCCGCTCACGCTCACGGCATGACAGCCTCAGTGATCCTCGTTGACGAATTGTGGGACATCAGTCCCGAGGTTGTGTTTACTGCGCTCAGGCCGTCACAGGTCGCCATCAAGAAGAATCCGATGATGATGATGTTCAGTACCGCCGGCGACCAAGGCTCAACAGTTCTCCTGCAGCTTCGAGAACAGGGCATGGCAGCGATTGACTCAGGCCGTACAGGTTCGCTGTACTTCGCAGAGTGGTCACTGCCACCCGGAGTCAGTCTGGAAGATCGTCGCTATTGGGGATGGGCGAACCCTGCACTTGGAACGACGATCAGCATGAAAGCACTGGAGCTTGCGTTTGATTCGCCGAACCGTCAAGCGTTTATACGAGGCCACCTGAATCTGTGGGTGGACTCGACAAACAGTTACCTTCCGATCAACTTGTGGAACGATCGGAAAACAGTTGACCCGATGCCTCCGATCCAGTGGCTCGTCATTGATTCATCCGTTGATGAATCACGTTATGTTTGCATTGGTTGCGCGTACGACGGAACGCGCGTGATCGTCACCACCGAGTTCGTAGTTGAGTCCGCCCAGCAGATGTGGGCCGAAGTCGTAACTCGAATGAGCGACCCACAAGTCAAACTTGCGTGTACACCATCACTGGAGATTCACTGTCCCCCAGATCTTCGCCGGCGGATGACCATCGTTGGCTATGCCGAATTGATCAAGTGGACTGGTGCAGCGCGTTCAATGATCGTGGAAGATCGTGTTCGCCACACTGGTGACCTTGCACTCTCGGAGCACTTCTCTCGAGCCGTCGCCGTAAAAACGGGAGGCGCGATCGTGCTCAGTTCGCAGAAGAGTCCCGGGCCAATAGAGCTCGCCCGATGTGCAGTGTGGGGAATCATGCTGACATCGCGTCCAAAGGCTTCAGCGAAACCTCAGATGGCTTTCGGTTGACCTTAGTAGACACACGCGAAATAGTTTGCGAGACTCCGAAGCGATGGCACTCTTCAGCAGATCGAAGCAACACGCGACCCCTGCGTTTGCTCACGAGCCTCTTCAAGCTGCAGCTGGAAGTGCTGCAAGCGGACTAGGCCAATTTTGGAGTTACACCGTCGGGGCGGCTTCAGAATTGGCTCTGTCTGTCCCGACCGTTTCTCGAGCGACGCAAATGATCATCTCGCTTGTCGGCTCGCTTCCTCTTCGCCACTACACACGGCAGTGGACTGGCGAAGAGTACGAAAAGATCTACGAGCCCAATGAGTCGTGGATGGATCAACCCGATCCCACACTCACTCGCAACTTCATCATGAGCAACACCTGCATGGATCTCATGATGCGCGGACGCGCGTTCTGGTACGTCACCTCACGCAGCTCCGCCACAGGCCGTCCGCTTTCGTTCCAGTGGATGCCCTGCGAAATGGTTGACACATTGGATCAGCCCGGCCCACAGTTCTTCGGTAAAAGTGATCAGATCACATTCAACGGAATCCAGATCCCGACCAACGATGTCATCCAATTCCTCGCACCAGTTCAAGGCTTTCTCTGGACAGGCCGTCGCGTCTTAGAGACCGCCATAAAACTTGATCGCTCCGCTGAACGCTTCGCCTCAAACGAGATCGTCGCAGGATACTTACAACAGACCGACAGCTCTGAACCACTTGATGCAGAGTCACTCGGTGAGCTCGCTGCAGCATGGTCAAACGCGCGACGCGTTAACGCTGTCGGCGCATTGAACAGTGCTGTCAAGTACGAACAATTCGACACCGACCCTTCCAAGATGCAACTCGTGGAAGCACGAAACTTCAGCGCACTTGAACTGTCTCGAGCAATCGGAGTCCCTGCGTACCTTTTAGGAATCGGGATTTCCGGCTACAATTATTCCAACGCGACTCAGGCCAAACAAGATCTTTATCTGCTGGGCGCAAAACTTTACATGGATGCCATTCAGGAGTGTCTCAGTGGGGCCGACATTTTGCCTCGCAACCGTTTCGTAGAGTTTGACACCGAAGATCTGATCGCCGATGTTGAAATGAACCACACCGAGATCAGTGTGGAAGAACCAGCATCCTCACGCACACCACAGGACATCAACTCATGATTCGACTTACAGCTCAACAGATCACACTTGACGCATCAGCCGATGGCGAACCATCGCGTCAGATCACAGGCCTTGCCGTCCCTTGGAATGTCAAAGCGACTCTCAGTGGTGGTGAATCGGTCGTGTTTCTTGAAGGCTCACTTCCTGAAGATGGCCCGATGCCCAAGCTCTTGGAGTACCACGACGAAACTCGAGTCATCGGTCGCGTCACCGAACGAGTCTCAACTGCCGAAGGCATGATGTTCGTTGCCAAGTTAAGCGCGACCAGAGCTGCCGATGACGCTCTCGCACTGCTAGCCGATGGTGCGCTTGACAGCGTTTCTGTGGGCGCAGTGCCAACAAAGTTCAAGAGGCTTGCAGACGGCACTTTAGAGGTGTCTGAGGCCAGATTCTTGGAATTGTCGGTCGTCACGACACCGGCATACGCCGACGCACAAGTTTATTCAGTCGCGGCCTCATCACCAGACGAGGAAGCACCCGACGAAGAAGTAATACCAACCCCAACCCAACCATCCGAGGAGGATGAAATGTCAGAAGCAATCGAAGCAGCAGTACCCACTGCTCCCATCCAGTACGCATCACCGAAGCGCGAGTTCAAGCTTCCCACGATTGCGGAATACATGATTAAGTTCGCTGCAGGCGGATCTGAGTTCGCTGAGTTCAACCAGCGCATCGTCGCAGCTGCACCGAACGTGACCACGACCGACACACCCGGCATCCTTCCAGTTCCGATCATCTCGCCAATCTATAACTCGTTTGTACCGAATTATCGTCCATTAATCACTGCAATGGGAGTCCGCCAGATGCCCGCATCCGGCAAGGTGTTCATCCGTCCGAAGGTCACCACGCACACGACCATCGGTGCAAGTAACGGCGAACTCGTCGCACTCGATCAAGGAACTTTCGTCGTTGACGACATCCAAATCACGAAGGCCCTCTACGGCGGATATGTGAACCTCTCCGAAGAGTCAATGGACTTCACCTCGCCCGAGGTTCTCGGTGCATTGATTGACGACATGGCACGCATCTACGCAAACGCCACCGATGTCGCAGCTTGTGCAACGTTCGAAGCAGGAGTCACCCAGACTGAAGCATTGACCTCAGGATCAACACCTGCCGACTGGGTTTCGTTCATCTACAACTCAGCAGAGCAGATCTTGACCAACTCAAACGGCAACTTGCCCAATGTGCTCGTGATGTCGCCCGCGTATTACGCGTCGCTCGGCGCACTTGTGGACGACGCTGGTCGTCCGTTGTTCCCGAATGTTGGCCCACAAAACGCAGTTGGTACCGGCGCATCAGCCTCAACCTTTAACGGCAACGCTTTCGGCTTGTCGCTCGTGGTTGATCGTAACTTGGTCGCTGCAGGCGGAAAGAACCTGTATGTCGGTGACAGCACTGGCTTCGAATGTTGGGAACAGCAACGCGGAGCAGTTTCGGTTGAACTTGCAGACGGCGCGCTCGGTCGTGTCATCAAGTTCCGTGGCTACTTCAGTTCCGTCATGATTGACGCAACCAAGTTTGTCAAGCGCGCCTAATCCGATTGACGAAGAGAGAGATCTGAACGATGGCAACCTTTACAGTTACGCACCACCAGCGTCTGTCAAACGTCGCCGTCGTTCAGACTCTTGAAAACACCGACATCGCTGTCGGTCAAGAAATCACACTCTCAGGCCTCGGACATGGTCTCAACGGCACACACATCGTGTTCGCTGTACCGACCTACTACTTGGTTGATGTTGACGAAGAAGGCGACTACATCTTCGACTCGGATGTCATCATTCCGAACCAGCTTCTCTTTCAAGATGTCGGCGACGACCTTGATCGTTCAGCTGCAGACCCTGTCGGTTCGCTCGTCTGGACACAGACCTGCACATGGATAAACGTTGCGGATCTCACCGAGTTTCTCGGAATTAGCGGAGCGACCGCCAACGACACAGCTTTCATGACTTCATCAGTTAATGCCAGTAATGCATGGTCATTTAAACGCAGGGTGCAGGCTGGATACCATGACTCACTGACCAGCGTCCCCGATGCTGCAGTTAAAGCAGGTGTCGTGCTCATGGCGGCCTCGTTGTACAGAGAACGCGGAAGCATCGACTCCTTCGCCAGTTTCCAAGACATGAGCATCAGCGCACCCGTCGCTTCAATGGGCCGAATTAATCAGCTCCTCGGCATCAAGAGATCGCAAGTGGCATGAGATGGCAGGCATCTTCACAGACGCAATCAATGCTGTCTCAACGACGATCACAAGCCTCGGCCTTAAGCCGGTCACTGATCCTCGGAACGCTCGACCTCTTACTGTATTTATTGAGCTTCCTGTTTTCACTGCGTTCAATAACCAAACAGCGGACATCACGATTGATCTCCGAGTGCTGGGTTCGCCACCCGGCAACCAAGACACTACGGACTACATACTCGGAGTCGTTGACACGCTCATGAACTCTTCTCTCGCAGTTGTATCTGGACGGCCCACAGTCGCCCAGATTGGATCGCAAGATCTCCCTGCATACGACCTCACAATTAGAATCGGCTCAAGCCGCAGATAAAAGGACAAACAATGCCCACAACATACTTATCAAACCCAACCGTAAACGTGACGAGCCCTTCAGCGATCTCGCTCACCAGTAACTGTTCTGCAGCGGTTTTGACTTTGACCGCCGAGGCTTTGGAAAATACGAGCTTCGGTTCGACATCCCGCACCTTCACGGCAGGGTTGTTCAGTAATGAGTTGACTTTGACTTTGTTTCAAGGTTACGGAACGACCGAAGTTGAAACATACTTGAACACTTTGTTCGGTGTCGCTTCCACGATCGTCATCAGTCCGTCTGGAACAACTGAGTCCGCTTCGAATCCTGAGTACACCTTGACTGGTTGCTACTTAGAGACCGTCACGCCGATTAACGCGACCGTCGGCGAGCTGTCAGTCGTTGAGGCCGTCTTTATGGGTGGCACTTACGGACGCGACATCGTCACACCCTGATCTAGTAATCCGATCCCGACTAAGGAGAACACATGAAACTCACTCTCCGAGTGAAACTGTACGAAGGCGAAACTTACGAAGTGATCACGAACCTTTTCGTGATCGTTTCGTGGGAACGCAAAATGAAACGGCGAGCTTCAGACTTGTCAAACGGAATCGGCATGGAAGATCTTGCATACATGGCCTACGAGGCCAGTAAGCAACAAGGCCACCCCGTACCTGTCTCGTTTGACGAGTTCATCAAGAAGCTCGAAGATCTTGAAGTCGTGGATACTGCAACCGCAGTCCCTACGCAGGAGGCCACCGGAAGCAACTAGCAGAACTGCTTGTCGCGACTGGATTCTGGCCTCCGAACATAACATTCGAACAAGACGATCTGGCGACTTGCGTCCAGATCATCAACGAGCAGAGACGAAAACAATAATGGCAGCATCAGTCGGAATCCAATATGACGGACTGAAGCAGGCTCTTCGTGAGATCGGCAAGATTGATCCTGCGCTTCGTCGCCAGATCACAAAAGACATCAAGAACGCGATGAACCCATTGTTCTC